TTGATTTCTTCGTAACCAAGCACGCCGGTACCCATCATGCCGTTCTTGAACTGCTTGCTGATGGTGTCGGTCGGGTTGAACAGGCCCTTCATGCCTTCAACCAGGCCAGCGTTGGCCGCCGGGTTGACCGTCGCGTAGCGCGGCGACATCACGGCAGCGTTTTCGTTCAGCTTCTGCTGGGCCTGGAGCAGAACCAGCGAAGTGGACGGGGTGGTGCCGGGGGTGCCGACCGTGTTGCCGATGGTGGCGTAGGCGTTGGCCACGTCAGCGTCGATGCTGGAGGCAAGCTGCGAGATACGCGGCTTCAGCACGCGGTCTGCAAAGTCGTCCAACTGCATGGTCAGTTCGGCGGTCGTGAAGTTCACGCCGATGTGCTTCTGGTTGGCAACGGTCAGCGTGGTGAACTGCTCGTTGTCATCCTGCACCTGAAGGGCAGCGCCGTCCGTGACCAACGCGCGGTCGGGCAGACGGATACGCAGGGTCGAACCGATCTTGGCACCTTCAACAGCGAAGCTGTCGTCGTACTGGCGGTTGACGTTGCGGGTCAGAACGAGATTGTTTTCGAGAATCTCAAGCGCCTTGCGCGTGATCATGTCGATAGTAAGAATCGAGTTAGCCATGGTGGTAGTCCCAAATTAGCGGTTGCGTTGTGCCTCGTACTTCTTGATCTGCCGCATCCGTTCCGCTTCGATCCATTCCGACGTACTCATCGTCTTTGTCGAACGAGGGTCGGTCGTATCATACGCGGGCGCGCTGGAAGCGCGGGCTGTGACAGGCGCAATCGGTGCCGGGGCGGTTGAAGTCTTTCTAACCGGCGGGCTTGAGGCCATGCCGGCTTCAAGTTTTCCGATCTCTTTTGCCTGCAAGATGGGCGACAGCCGGGCAATGCGATCCGCTTCCTTCGGGTTGGAACCGAGCCAATACAGGACATCGGGGCCAATGTCGGACGCCTGGATGCTTTGCGCCATGATCTCCGTGATGGACAGGTTGGGGTTGTAGGCGACTTGTTCAAAGTCGTCGTACCGATCCCGCGCTGATTCTTCACGGTCGTGGTAGTTTGCGAGCAATGCCTGTTGCTGCTTGGCGGTTTCCCGCTTTGCCAACAACTCCTCCGCCTTACGTTCGGCCAAAGCCTCTGCGTAATCTTCGTAGGTGTTGAACTGGTCGGCGTTCAGATCAGAAGGCGTTGCTGCTGCTTTCTGCGCTTGAGCCATTTCCAGTCGCTGGGCTTGCTCACGCTCCCACTTACGCTGTTCCCTTGCAAGCCGCTTGCCAACGATGGCGTCCAGTTCCTCCTGGGAGAAGGTCTTGGATGCTTCCTGTTCGACAGGCGTTTCCGGCGTCGTGTTTTCTGCGGGCTGGATTGCTGCCGTGGCTTCCAGTTCCGGCGCGGAGGCATCCGCTTCAGTCGGGACATTCGCGTCCATGTTAACCCCTGTGGAGTTCCCGGTGAGCCTCGCCGGTACGGTTACTGTGTAATATACACTATACAGTGTCTGTGTGCAACGTCAGGCCCACACGCGATGCGGAACGGATGGCTGAACGCTGATCGGCGCCAACGCAGCAAGTTGCTCGTCGGTAAAATCGCCGCGCAAGTTGGTGTGCCAGCCGGGGTATTCCACAACGATGGGGATAGGCTCGTCGGCCTTGCGCTTGGGCTTGTCGTAGCCCGTCACGCGGCTGAATGGCCCGATGTGGTCGAGGGTGACGCCGGCCACAGGGTTGCCCTCGTCGTTGATGACGCCGGCAGCGGTCAGCGCGGCGAGCATCTCCGCCTCGGTGGCGGCCATGAGGTACAGATCGATCATGCGGTGAGTGCCTGCAACTGGGCGTTGGTGAGGCGTGAGGGGTAGTAGGTAATGGAGCGTATGTGGCTGTTGAGCAGATCGCTGGTGGTATTAAAGCCGATATTCAGCATGTCCAACGCCGTCGGGACGTTGCCGCTGGTATCCGTTCCAGACAAAGTTCCGTTAGACGCGACGGCAAAATTATTGACTTTATATGTAGTTGCCACAGTCCGTATCGTTCCGGGCGTGTATACGCCGGTATAGCCAATAAGGGCTTGGTCTACACCGCTTATGCGAACGAGATTTTGCGACGACGTAGTGGCTAGGAACACCTCGTTGGTGTTCTGCGATGTGTTGTTTGATTGAATGCGGGCAGCGTAAACCACAGGGAATTTAGATGCCGCCACGGTGGGGTTTATGTAGCTCGCAACGAACGTCCCCTCGCTCTGGTTGTACCAAGACGAGAAGTTCGTGCCGGTCATCGACGCTATGTCAGCCGCGCGGGTGACCGTGGAGGCCACGGTAGGAATAAAACTGGTGACAAATGTGCCGGCTTCAAGTTGAGCAAACTGCACCGTACCAGTCACAGTGCAAATTAAAACGCCTGCAGTTGGCGTAAACGTAAGTGTGCGGCGGGAAGGGTATGCGCCGGTACCTGTCACAATCTGAACTGCGGCACCTGAAAGCGTTATTGTTCCAGTCCCATAAAATGAAAGGGTGTAAGATTGGGCGGTCACCGTGACGCTTTGCGTAATAAGATCACTGCCTAAAATATCACTGTTTAATAGCAAGTTGACCCGCTGCTCCTCAATCAGCAAGCCGCGAAGTGCCAGCGTGACCGGATCATAGTCGAAGCGCGGGGCGTTGATTGCTGACGATTGGATCAGGCCATCGCTACCCACAAACGTGGCTGTGGTAGACCGCGTGAACGTGATGCGGCTGTCCAGCGGGGCGCCGGTCAGAAAATTCAGTGTAAGCCTAGGGACAAGCCGTCCAGAACCTGACGTGAGAAACGTCGAAGCCAAAAGCCCTACGGACAGGCCGTTGCGGACGGGGATGCCGAAGCTCATCGAATGTTGATCGGCTTTGCGTACATCGTGCCGCCGGCGCTGATCTGGATCGCGCTGACGCGCCACACGCCGCCAGTTCCCTGCGGGACGGTGATCGGCACCGGCGTGTACGCAGGCAGCGGCGTGGCCGCGGACGTGGCCGTCACGCCTTCACCTACCAGGATGTAGGCGTCAGTGGTTGACCAGACCAACACACCCTGCGGGCCGGCGTTCCAGCCGGTCACAGACCCGGCAGTGCCGGTGTAAGCCACGCTTTGCGTCGCGAACCCGGAGTCATTCAGAGGGCGGAGCAGTTCCATAGTCGTTCCTTACGCCAGAAATTTCAGCTTATACAGCGTGGTGTAGTACAACCCGAAAATCTCATCGATGATGTTCTGGAGCGGGGTACACTCCTTATCGACGACCTTATAGCGCATTTGCTCAAGGTCTTCCAGTTGCCCTTCAAGGAACTCGACCACGTTGTTGGTCTTTTTGGCCGACATCAACGAGATCGGCCCGATCAGGCCATACTTGCCCTGATAGGCTTCGGCAAACTTGTCTGCCAGGTCGATGACGCCGTCGTAGAAGGCGTTCAGCGCGACATGCTTGGCGTAGCTGCGCGTGTTCAGGTGGGCGGAATGGGTCACATCCCGCGCCAGAAACAGCATCCCTACAAAGTCCGCGCAACTCATTCCATCATTCCTTCAGGCGGCTGTTCGGGCATCTCAGGCTGCATCTCGCCCATCTCAGGCATCTCAGGCTGCTCCATGTCGGGCATCTCGCGCATCTGCGGCGACCCGCCGATCAGGTCGCCGGTGTCCAGCGCCGCGGCGATTGTACCCATTACGATGTCCTGAATCTGCTCTGGCGTCATGCTCTGCTGCATGGCGCTGATCCGCTTCGTCTCAGCGTCGTAGGCGTCCACCTGAGCCTTGTATTCCTTGATGTCCACCTCGCGCTGGGCAACGCTGTCCTGCACGTTGGATATGATGTCCGTCATGCGGTTCAGTTCTTGCGTCATGGCCTCCATCTGCTGCTGGGCCGCCATCATCTCCGGTGACTGATCGCCTTCCGACAGCACCTTCGGATCAAGAATCTTCTTGAACCGCGCCGCCATCTCCTGCGCGCCCGGCCAATCCATGTTTTTGATGAACAGATCGCCAGCCACAGCCCAAAGCTGCGGGTTGGTCTGCAAAATCTGGCTCATGGCGTCCAAGGCTTCCTGACGCTTGGTCATGTAGCCTGGGCCGGTCGTGACCATCACATCGTAAGTGCCGACGCCGGGGTTGTAAATTTTCTCGATCATGCCGCCGGTCTGCGGGTCGCGGATTTCCTTGACCGGCTCTGGCTGCGACGGGTTGAACTTGACCATGCTGACTTCGCCGTCAACGCCGATGATACGGGCAATGCGCTGCGTGTCGTAAATCTTCGGGATCATATCCACGATCTGCCGGGTGATGTGGCGGATCGCGCGGGCCAGATTGTCCACATAATGGTAGGTGCCAACGTCGCCCTGCTTCTCGCGGGCGAGGATGGCCTTACCGGAGCGTTCGTTGCCCTGCATCCCAAGGCTGGCGTCGTACTGGCCCGTCGTCCCCTTGATGTCGTCAGCAGCCCCCATCTTGGCTTGGATCAGGCCGGTCTGGGGCAACGGAGGAGGCGCGCGCTGCGGCAGGGGGAGTACCGAGCCGGCGCCGTCCGTCACGTCGGGATTGACCTCCAGATACGGCCAGTTGGTCGTATTGGCGGTTTTCCACTGCATCTCGTAGCCTTCGAACTGGCCGCCATAACCAATGAAGGGTGCCTTGGGTGCCAAGGCCAGCATTTCGGCCTCTTGGCTTGTCCAGTAGTTGTACATGCGCTGGGCGTCCTTGGCGTTCCGCACAAGGCCGCTGATGTACATCTGGCCGTCAACTTCCCACTCGTTGCCGATGACGCGCACGACCGGAATCCACTTGCCGGCCCACTCGCGCTCTTGCAGCACGTCATAGCCGTTGGTCTTCATCCACATGACCTTCTTGCGGTCAACTTCACGGGTGCGGACAGGCTTGCCGAACATGGCCGTAAGCTGCTTGTCCTGCGGCGTGCCGCGGAACGCAGTCTGGTTGTCCGGGTAGAGGTGCAGCGTGGCTTTTTCGTAGGTGTTGTAGAAATATTCCGCGATGCGGATCGTGTCTTCCTGAAGCCACGCCGAAATACCCTGATCGCCGACGCCCTGGCTGTACAACGTGCTGATCGGCGTAGCGTCAGGGAACATCCGTTCGTATTCGGTCTTCAGGATGTCTTCGGTGATGAAGCACCACTCAGCGTCGGCGCCGCATGGGTCTTGGATCGTCGGGTCCATGTAAACGCTGAACGAGTTGCGGACGCGCGCGATGCGGATGTCCTGATCGAACGTCTCGTCGTTGCAGTATTCCGTCAGCAGGCGGATGTAGCCCTCGCCGTAGGTCACCTGATTGTCGCAGGCGGTGTCGTAGGCCACGTCGGCGTCGGACATATACTCGATATGCCGCACCACGCCGTTGAAAATCTCAGCGACCTGCACGTCGGCGTTGTCGTCCGCGGGGATGACCTTGCCGCTGGGCCGGTTCTGGCGCTGCTCGTTCGTCACCTGACGGACGTGCTGTGGCAGCTTGTTGATGGTCAGGCACGGGCGCGCGTTGATCGTCTGGCCCTGCACGGATCCGCGGGTCGCCAGCACGTCGGCGGGCCACTGCCACTGATTGTCGGGCGACCCGGCCATGAACCGCAAATCGTCCAGTTCGTCCTCACGGCTGTTCGAATACGCCGACTGCGCCATCTTCAGGCGGTGGCGCATGGTCGCCATCTTGTCTTCGTCGCGCGCAGGCACCTTCTCAGGGTTTGACCCCACATTGGCGACCTGGCCCGCCTTCTGAATGCCTGTGGGGTCGGCCATATGCTTACTTTGCCTTCTTTGCCGGCGTCTCACGCATCCGGGTGGTGACGCTGATCACGTCCTTGCCGCCGGCGGTCGGCATGGGCTTGCGCGCCAGCGGCATTGCGTCGATTTCGGCCTTCGGTTTGGGCATTTTCAAGCCCATAGGCGTCTTCATGGGGGTCATGCGGCGCATCATTTGCCCTTTTTAGCTGTTTTTGCGCTATTTTTGAAGTCTTTGGCTGACGGGGCGCCCTTTTCCCCCGCCTTACGCATCTTTTCGCCAGAACCAGCGGCAATCCGCTCCTTCTTGGCGTTGATGTTCGCATACAGACCTTTTTTCATGAGCATTTCCACCGTTTGAGGCTGGCTTTGGCGCGTTCGCCGTCCTTGGCCTTGGCTGCTACCGCGCCCATGCGGGCGCAAAATGACGCCTTACGGCCTGCGTCGGCCTTTGTCTTCGGGTTCGGCGCCGGCGGCTTCAGGTTAGACCCAGTTTCCCGGTTGTACTTTTCGCGGCCCTTAGCCGTCAGTCCCGCGCCCTTGGACGCGGGCAGTTTTTCCCCACGACCCACGGCCAACGAAACAGACTTCTTCTTGTCGGCCATTTCAAGAACCCATCCAAGAATTAGATACGCCGCCGG